GACACCATGACTCCGCAGCCTGTTACCTCTAAATCACCAACCACGTTGTTTGCTGGCGTTCCCGGTGCAAAGGTAGTTGAGCTAGGAGGATTGCAAGACACTACCCTCAGTGGGTTTGTGTTTGCGCGGCCATCTAGTAGTAAGGGTAAGATGGTAGAGGATGTGGTCTTTGTTGCCCCACCGTACTCGAAAAGAGCTTCGGATATTTTACTTCGTAAAGCACCGGAAAGATGGGTAGAAAACCCCAATCAAGAGCTTGAACGTCAGGTGCTTCTTGGCCATGAGACAGAGCATTTGTTGAAGCGCCGTGGCAATCGGGACATTAACGAAACCTTTGATCAACTAGCAAAGCAAGCAAGAGAAGAGGACTTTATTGGGTCCTTCTTTAAAAAGCCTGCGTCTGCGTTACGTTCAAAGTTTGTCAAGGATGCGGCGGGTTCCGCATCGTACTTGAAAGATAAGTTTGGAGTGACGCTGCCCTCTTACTTTGATCCTAAGAGAGTAGGGGACTACACTTTTCATGAGCAGGTAGCAACACTTGCAGGCATTGAGCAGGCGTTTGGTGTTGATTTAACGCAGGACCCTGTGCTTCGCAAGACATTGTTTGAAGATCCAGATGTCCGCCGTGCGTATTCCGCAGTCACGGGCTTGCGCCAAACGCGGCTAGACCCGAGGGACTTGCCGCCTTATACGTTGCAGCCCGACATTCCGTATAACCCAAAGGCAGCAGAGATTCGTACTAAGCCGGTAAAGAAGGCTAAGGGCGGAGAGATGTTTGCCGATCCGTTTGGTGTGCCAGATAGTGGGCCAATCACGGCAGATACTCGCAAAGCGCTGACCACGCGCCAACCCTTCAGTGCAGCGGAGGTAATGCGACTGTTACGTAATGTGGGTCGTGAAGGAGTAAGTAATCTTGAATCTGTGGCTCGTGGGTCCGTATCTGCTGTTCCCGGTGTGGTTGGAGATGTGGAGTCCATTTTTCGGGATGATAAGAATCGTCGATTTGCAACCACCGAAGAAGTGGAGCGACAGTACCTCCCAAAGCGCTTAACCGACCCAACTAAAGAGTCAAAGGGTTTTTTTGAGGCGGGCACGTTCATTGATCCGACCATTGCAGCGAAAATAGCCAAACCTGTTGCAAAGGGTGCTGTAGCAGCGGGCAAGGCATTAGCGCCAACAGCAGCAGATATGTTGAGGCAGCTTGGCCCGCAACCAATGTATATCGTAAAGCCTACAGGGGGTAATTGGTATCCCGATGTAACCTTTGTGCCAGAAGGTTCAGTAATTACCGATCCAACCAAACTCGAGGAGGTTAAGTTAAAGCCCGCTTATACTGATGATCTTCAAAAGTTTGCTGATCAGTTAATTTTAAATCATATAGAACCTGCCGATTATGTTAAAAATCAAATAGCTTTTAATTCTACAAGACTGCAGAAAAACGAGGGATTTTTGCAACAGGCTAAAGAAGACATGGAGCGTTCTGCCAGAGTTCACCCGCCAAACTCCGAACTGTTAGAAAGGTATCAAAAATTCATTGATAGAATTAACAACGAAGTAAAAGAAATTAAAGCAACACTTATCCCGCTTCAAGATGAACTAGCAGTACTTCAGGCAAACAATGTGCCTATTGAAAACTTTATTAACAAAAAAGTGGCTCCGTATATACGGAACAAGTTGGGAACAGAAGCAGATACAATTCGTAAAGCCATGGATGATTGGGCAGAGAAAAAGCCTGCTCTGATCAAAGAGAAGCAAGACAAAATCTCAAAGCTAAGAGAAAAAATAGATGCGGCGGCTAGTCAAAGGGGCATTAATCCTGAACAACTTATTAACGCACAAGGCGAACTCAATAAGTTAACAGGGGAGCTTGAACAACTTCAAGCAAGAACAGGAAGTTTTTTCCAAGACCCTAGAGCCGAAATCGATTTTGCAAGGGAGGGGGCAGTTACTATTGGTGCAGGAACCAAAAGAAAACTTGCTGGGATGCCTGCCAAAGGAGTAGCAAAAAGTCCTGCGGGAAGGTCATATGAATCACGTTCTGATCAAGCCATTGATATAGATAGCGCAACAGATGCGCTGAGCACTTGGAAAAGTATCCGAGGCGTTGGTGAGCCGGGCGAAGAGTTGTTGCCTCCACCAGCATGGCTGGAAGAAGCAGCCAAGAAGGAAGCATTAGGTGGAGAACGAACTCCCATTTATTCTTTTGAATACATGGGTGCCGGGATGCGTAATACGTTTCAAGCGCAGTTTGATCACTTTATGGATGAGATCAAAACCGCGCTTGACCCAACGTCCCCGCTCCCTGACTCTTTAAAAATAACGCCAAAGCAATTGGAGAAGATGTCATTCGAAGACGCATCTACATTGGTAGATAAGATTAACGGATGGAGGTCATCAAGAACAGCCAAGGTAGATTTGAAGAGAGCAAACACTCCTGCCGTTTTTGAAACACGGGCGTATGACGTTATCCCTAATACAAATCAACCAAATGAAAAGGGATTTCGCTGGGTTGAGATTAAAAAGCCTGAAGGGCTTCCAGATCAGGAAGCCACAAAAGTACTAAAGGATGCGTTGGCGTATGAAGGCGAAATCATGAAGCATTGCGTTGGGTCTTACTGTTCTAGGGTAGAAAAAAATACACGTGTGTTTAGTTTGCGAGATGTTTATGGCAGACCGTATACGACAATAGAGGTATCTCCTAGTGTTGTCTCTGACGTAAAAACAGGCAAAGACAAAGAAGTTGGTTTTGGCATAAATCAGATAAAAGGCATATTGAACGGAAAGCCGTCAGAAGAAGCAATGCCTTTCATAAATGATTTTGTTCAAAATAACCAGTGGGATTACGTTAAAGATGCACGGCATACCTCCCTTTCTGACGATGAAGTGAAAAAACTGCAGAATAAAATGAAAGGCGGCGTATACAGAGCAAAGGGCGGCATGGTTGAAAAATCGGATTACGATAACCGCAAATATATTTAAGGAATTGTTATGCCAGTAGAACGCGTAAAGAATCTGCCGCAAGGCGACATAGAGATTGATGTGGAGATGGAGAATCTCCCAGAGATCGAGATTGAATTCGACGAAGAAGGTGGCGTTACTGTCAACCTTGATGAGAGCGAGGACGAAGTTCCGTTCGACGTTAACTTGGCCGAGGTTGTGCCAGAGGACACGTTGTCCAAGATTTCTGATGACCTCATGATGTTGTTTGAGGCGGATGTTTCTACGCGGGATGATTGGGAACGCCAGTATGCACAGGGCTTAGAGTTGCTGGGCTTCTCGATGGAGGAGCGCACCAAGCCATTCAAGGGCGCGTGTGGTGTGTATCACCCACTGTTGTCCGAGGCGATTGTGCAGTTCCAAGCGCAAGCTCTGAAGGAGTTGATGCCTGCAGGTGGCCCTGTAAGAACGCAGGTTTTGGGCAAAGAGACGCGTGAGAAGTTGATGCAAGCGCAGCGTGTGAAGGAGTTCATGAACTACCAGATCACGACTGAGATGCCGGAGTACACGCCTGACTTTGATCAGATGCTGTTCTACGTTGGTTATGGCGGCTCGGCGTTTAAAAAGATTTACTACGACTACGACAAAGAGCGGATGGTGAGCAGGTTGATTCCAGCGGACAACCTGTATATTCCGTACAACGGCTCATCGGTGATGAGCGAGTGTGAGCGCATCAGTTACAAGTTCCCGATGTCGGTCAATGCGTATCGCAAGGCGGTAGCGCGTGGCCAGTATTTGGATATTGCTGAGCCGACGACGATTCAGGATCAGACTCAGATTGATGAGGCAAAAGACAAACTCACTGGCATCAGTCCTTCTGGGGACGAAGAAGAACTGACGTTTATTGAGTTTCAGGTGGATTACGATCTCCCGGGCTTTGAGCACAAAGACGAAGAGGGGGAAGCTACCGGAATCAAACTGCCATATGTAATCACGATTGATGAGACTTCCAGCAAGGTCATTGGCATTCGTCGCAACTGGGAAGAAGGCGACGAAGAGAAGAAGCGGATGGAGTACTACATCCATTATCTGCTTGTTCAGGGTCCCGGCGCGTATGGCTTGGGCTTCTTGCATCTGATTGGTGGCTTGTCGAAGACTGCTTCGGCGGCGCTGCGTCAGTTGGTCGATGCAGGCACATTGTCTAACCTACCTGCTGGCTTTAAGGCCAAGGGTGCGCGGATCGAGAACGATGATGTGCCGATCTCTCCGGGCGAGTGGCGGGACATTGATGCAGGGGGCATGGATTTAACGCAGTCTCTGCTGCCGTTGCCGTACAAGGAGCCTAGCCAGACGCTGTTTGGCCTGCTTGGTTTCTGCGTAGATGCTGGCCGCCGGTTGTCTTCGATTACCGATATGCAGGTTGGCGACAGCAATCAGAATGCTGCGGTTGGGACGACGATTGCGTTGCTTGAGAAGGGGTCGTCGGTCATGTCGGCGATTCACAAGCGCCTGCATTACTCCCAAAAGCTGGAGTTCCAGTTACTGGCCAAAGGTTTTGCGACGTATCTGCCGGATGAGTATCCGTATGACGTTCCGGGAGAGTCGCGGAAGATTAAGAGAAAGGACTTTGATGACCGCATCGATGTTTTGCCGGTGTCAGACCCCAACATTTTCTCCATCGCTCAGCGGATCACTATGGCGCAAACGCAGTTGCAACTTGCCCAAACTGCTCCGCAAATGCACAACATGTACGAAGCCTATCGCCGGATGTACGAGGCTATTGGCGTTAAGGACATAGATGCCATTTTAATAAGCCAGAATATCGATAAGCCAAAAGATCCAGCCAGCGAGAACTCACAGGCTTTGGATGGGGCGAAGTTGAAGGCGTTTGCAGGGCAGCAGCATGACGCTCACATCATGAGCCATATTATGTTTGGTCTGTCCCCAATTGTTGGATCGGCTCCAGCGGTAGGTGTAGATCGG